CGGTAGTTTTTATCTTGACTTTTTTATGTCTGTACTTACCGTTCTTAACCTTTTCTTTTATTTTGTGTATTGCGTCTGTTATTTTGTCTGCCATTATTTATCTCTTGTGCTTAGAAAATTTACGGTCTGCTGCATGTTGAGCATTGAGAAGTTCTGTTCTCGCTCTATCCTTTTCAGTTCTACCAAATATGTCTTCTTTTTTATCATCAGCCCTATCATAAGCTTTTTCAGCTTTCTCTACACGTGTTCTTATATCTTTATTTCGCTCTTTATAAGAAATATTATCAGGTCTTGTTCCTTCTTTTTCTTTTAATTTATGACCTGTTTCTTTTGTAGCGTCTCTTAAAGTCTTACCAGCTATTGAACGAGCATGATCTTCCCTCTCAATAGAATTAACTTTATTATCACTACTTTTAGCAGCCTTATCCCAATACTTACCAGAAGTTTTCTTATCTCCGCGTACTCCAAATTCTGTAGCTATCTTTACATTCTTGTTTGTTGAATCATTATATTTATCACTTTTAGAACTGCGAGATTTAACAACTTTCTCAGCAGCATTTTTAACTTGGTTAGCAGATCTTTTACTATCAGATAAGTTTTTACTTAAATATTCAGCACGCCCTACTCTATCATTATGATAATTATCCCTTTCAGCATGCTCTTTATCTAGCTTTCTTTGCATATCTTTAGGTATTCTTCCATTAAAGTAGTCATAGTCAGCTTGATTTGCGTCTTGAGCTGCTTGTCTAGTAGGTATCGAATTTTTAGCAGCTTCCTTCCATCTCTTTACAGAAACCTCATTAATAATCTCTTCCATTAAATCAAGAGCTTCATGAACTTTAGTTTCCTTACAACCAGTCATCTTAGCCTTAATATCAGCAAGTTTTTTCTTAACAGGTGAACCTAAAGTTGTGTCAATATCGTCAAGTAAGTCACCGCGTTCGTCTTTCTTGAAGAGGCCTTCAGCAACATTTTTGATTTCTTCTAAAGCTTCGAAAGGACCATTTACCTTCTTACTATCTCCCCATCCTTTATTACAGCTATCTGCTAATTCAGAATGTTTTACAGCCCAGTCGCCTGTTCTATCTTCTCTTTTTCTTATTAGCTCCTTTATCTTGGCAAACTTTTTCAGAGCCTTTTTACCTTCAGGAGTGACCTCTCCGTCATTAAATTGCTTTTGAGAATGATAGCCAGCGTCATAAGCTCTTTTATTTGCTGCTTTTTGAATTGCCTCAGGATTTGACTCGTTCAACAACTTTTTGACTAAACTCATCATATCTTCTAAAATTTCCTCAGCCCCTTCATACCCTTCATGAGCGTTCTGCTTTTTCATAGCAACACCTTTCCTTACAAACTGTATGAGATCTTCTAAGGAACCAGTACCTTCAATCATGTCGTTTATTTTAGCTAAAACTTTTTGATTGAACTGCTGTTTAGCATCACCTTCATAAGGGAAGAGTTCATCTGCTACAGAAACTACTTCTACTTTTTCACCATTCTTATCTTTCTTAACTCTTGAAACTTTATTAGGAGAAATGTTCTGCTTCTGCTCTAAGTCGAGTTCAAAGAGGTTATCTGCGAAATCTACTATTTGTTCCATTAAATCTAGTGCACAATTAATAGACTCCTTTCCATATCTTAATTCTTCAACTTTATGGTGTGCCTTAGCAGCTCTATCTTGCTCAGCAGTTTCTTTATCCCACTCAGCATTAGCCTTATCATAGAGTGCTTCTGCTTTTCTTTCTCTGCCTTGCTCAATAGCTCTATCACTTCTTCTTTCAAATTGCTTAGCTTTATAAGCATGACCTTTCGCATTCTTTTCAGCATTTCTTCTTATTGCCTTTTGGTCGTGAAGTTCATCTTCACTTACTATATTTATTATTTCTTCCATAATTTCTAATGCCTCACTTGTTCTTGACTTTACAGGATCCATAGAAGCCTGATGTCTTGCATACATAGCTTTCTTATAGTGCTCATCTTTATGAGCTGGCTTCCTATAATCTGCTTTATCCATATGAAACTCTTCTGCATTACGAGCAGCTTTCAAAAATTTATTAGCAGAATGTTTACTATCAGGGGCATTATACGCTACCTTTGCTGCATGCTCTGCTCTTTCTTTATCTTTATATGCTGCTGCGTCATTTACTTGAGCTAACTTAAATAACTGAGGCTCATCTTCAGGATGTTTACGAGCTTCTTTTTCGTACTCTTGCCAACCTTTATCAGTAGCTTCCAAACTTTTAGCAGCTTCTTTTTCTCTTCCTTCAATAGAGTTTTTAGCAGCTTCTTTCCATTTCTTTAGAGAAACTTCATTTATAATTTCTTCCATAATTTCTAATGCTTCGTTCTTATTCATTTTCTTTTTAATTCCTTGTACTTCCCATTTTTTACGTCTGGCATCTGATGATTTAATCATATTATTAAGAGCTTTATCAGCTGTGTCCAAAGCTTTTTCAGCACCTATCTGAGGATTATTCTTCCATTCTTTTTTCTCTTTCTTATACTGATGCCTATAAGCTCTAGCTTTTGTCTTAGCTTCTTCCTCTTTGTTAGTGAAGTGCTTCTCTAACTCGTCTGCTTTTCTCTTTTTATAATCAGTAATAGACTCACCTTCTTGTCTGCCGTCAGCGAGTGCTTCTAATATTGCTTCTAATATTTGGTATGGGTTCATTTTAAATCTCCATTTACTAATCTTTAGAAAATATATTCTTTCTTGCTGGGTGCTTCTTCTCCCAGTCCTTAGTCTGTTTTCTAGAATTCTTTATTTCTTTTACTTTATTCTTCCCTATAGCTCTTCTTAATTTATATTTTTCTTCATCTGTCATAGCAGGAGCAGTACCAATAATAGACTCTAACCCTTTGAGCTGCCTTTCCTGAGTTTTTTCTTCACCTTTGCTGTTTCTAGTATGAACTCTTTTATTGTCAATTTTATCCATAGTTTTGTCTTTTATTCCATACGGTGTGTGGTACCCCGTAACAGTCTCCCCTCGATACTCAGGATCTTGTTTCATCTCTCTATCTACTGCGGAACTCCATTCTTTATACTCATTATTAAGAGCTCTTCTCGTTAACTGCTCTTTTTCCTTGGATGAATGATTACTTTTATCAATAGCTCCTAGTATTCCTTCAACAATATCCATGATATCATCAAAGCATTCTTCACTTACATTCAAATTTTCTAAGCTTTCAAATATATTCATTTTAAATCTCCGTATTATTAGTTAAAATCTAATCTTTATTGAAATGAGTTCCTAATTATCTCTTCCTGCTTAGTATCTGGCTGAACCTCAGTAGGTTCTTCCTTCACAACTGTCTTCTGCTCTTCTTCGCCCTGAGGTGCCTGCTCTTGTTGTTTAGGTTGAGATTGTCCCTGCTCTTCAGGAGCACCGTCGCCCTCATCACCTGTTCCAGGTGTCATGTCAGGGCCATAGAGCTTCTGCATTTCTTCTTCACTAAGAATTTCAAAAATATTTCTAATATGAGGATCCTTCTCCATCTGTGTTTTCCAGTATTCTAAGAACTCTTCGCCTTTAACCTTGGCAGGAATATTAGGTGAAGCTGCAATAGTGTCTATTACACCTACCATACTGCTCATATTTTCTGCCTTAAGCATTAATCTTTCGTCTTCAAGTTTGTTATTAATATTAGTTGAAGACTTAAATAATACTTCTATTTTATTCTTATCTATTACTTGTGTAAGCAGTCCGTCTTTATTCGTATAACGTGCTTTGAGGTGTTTATAAATAAATTCTACAATACCCTTACTTAAAGATTGCTGTATCATACTCAACATCTTTGAATATCTTGGATTTGTTGAAATGTGGTCGTCTTTATTTTCCTTAGCACCGTTCTTAATTAAAGCTATGTACTCTTCTGGAATACCTAAAGCTAAAGCTATACTTCTAAGTAATGTGTCTAAGACATCACCTAAATTACTGTTAGGGAAATCTATTGCTACTTGCTTAAGAGCATTTACACCTTCCTCTACAGAATAAGGTATCATTAAAATATTGTACATCGACTGCAATATAGTAGACGTATCACTTGTATCTAAACTACCTATAATATTATTCTTATTCTCATTAAGTGTTAAACCCCATTCCTGCAACTGTCTAATGATTTCAGTCATATTATTCTCAGCAGAAACACCTACACCCATTACTATCGGTTGTGTTGCTTTAATCATTTCAAGAGCTGCTTGCAACTTCTGTAACTGGTCATACTGTATAATCATGTCAATTACAGGAGTTAAAATTGGGTACGCACAGCGTATCTTTTCGGGAATACTATATTTCTTATTAAAGTTTTTACTAATAGCTAGAGGTATCTTTTTGTAACCGAGTAAGAAGTGTGAAATCTTATCTGCTTTTATAAATTCCTTACCTCTTATAGAACCTTTTTGTGTGATTTCGAACTTAATAGCACCTAAAAGGTTTGTGTTCTTATAAATACCTATGTGTTCTCTTGTTTCTAAGTTATCTGAAACATACTCTACACCATAACCATTAATTGTAGGAGTTGATAAGAAGAGCTCGCAGTAGTCTAAACCTTCGTTCATAACACAGTCTTTAAGAATATCGAGAAAAGCTGTTCTTTTAAGGAGGTTAGCTATATCTTCACTGAGCATGTCTGCTTTAGCTTGATCTGCTTCGTCTGTATAGCGAATAAAAATATCGTATTTGGAGCATAAATCATTAAATCCATCACTAGCAATAATGGATTTAATCGCGTAGGCTATCCAGTGCCCCGATATCTTATCTATTTGACTTAGCAAGTAATTCCTTTGCAAAAGTGTATATTCTGCTTGCTTTGCAACCTGCCCTCTTACTGAATTCATTATTCCGTAAGAAGCTGGGCCATCAATAGGAGTGTCTACAGCATGCATACCTTTAAGTGCATGGAGAACTGCTGAAGGTGCTCCACCCTGAAGCGTAGTTCCTTGGCTGTAATAACCAGAGCAAGCTTCGTTTATAAATTTTCCAAAGTTATCAAAAATGTTATCTGACATATTAATTATTTTCCTACCTTTTATAATTTAATATTAAAACCCATAACGAAACCCTAAACCACTCCCATTACCTTTAGGAGATGTTCTCATCTGGTTAGCTACTCCTGTGAACCCTTTTCCAGCATAATTTATCCCGTTACCTGAGGCTGACGGTCTGAATGGATTAACTTGTGGCTTCTGATTTGCTGCCATCTGCCCTGTTTGCTTAATCAACTCTGATATTGCCTCATTATTCTTCTTATAAAATCTATCTTGAGAGCAACTCCAAAGAGCACCAGCAAGAGCGTCAGACATATCGTCTGTATACCCTTTACCCTTCTCTATCTTCTTTTGTGACTCTCTCAAACCTCTTAATTCCTTAATTAGAGCTGGGTTGTGATAACCTTCTAACGACTCAGTAATAATTATGTTCTTAAGGTTTAAATATTGTTCTTTTGACTTTTCCATCGAGAGGTATTCAGTTTTAACACCTCTCTTTGCTATCATTTGTCTTGCTATTTCCCCTTGGTGGTTATCTGTAGTAACTAACTTAAGTGGATAGCCTCTTTCTTTCAAAGTGTAGACAAATTCAAGTATCTTTAATATATCTACAGATTCCTTATTTTTAGAAGTTATGCCTAAACAAAAGTCTATAAAATACTTCCTTCTTAAAATCTCGTGCCCGTCTTCCTCGCTTATGTACTTAACTCTATCAGAATAAACAGAGGCAATACCAAATCTATCACACCTGTATGCCATGTCTAAATGTATGTAACGGAAACAATCAGGTCTATAAGGGCGTGAAAAATAATCTTTTTTGTCATCCTTTAAAAAGTCATCTAAAGTTCTAAAACTCTCTACAGATATTTCTGGAGTATCTGTAGTAAATATATCTTGTTCTTTCGCAAACACTTTTTCAAACACAGCAACTGTGTTGAATAAAGAAGTTTCTGGCATTGTACGTCTACCAGCTATATTCTGGATAGCAAAATATGGGTTAGTCTGAAACGTATTATAATACTCAGTAGTATTAGGAACTTTAATTACTCGCTCCCACTCCTCTGGTTTTAATTGGATAGTCTCATCTACTATACATGGGTCTTTTGTGTCAGAGCCTAAGAAGAAGTCAAAGGTCTCATCCATATCCTCTTCACGAGCTTCCCATCTTGAGATGTTATCTCTTATAAGGACATGAGGAGTACCACTTGACTCTACCTCTTGTATTATTTCACCCAGAACGTCACCTTCATCAGTCGGAGAAGATGTGAACCAAAGAATACCACTCATTTTAGGAGCTTTAGAAAATGTAGCAAAATGTCTGTCTCGCATTTCTTTATAAATAATCATACGAGTTTCTACTAATTTTTCTAAGGCTATACGTGGTGATGGCGCATTCGCTTCGTCCATGACCCCGCTATACAAGTCTGTACCAATAACTGTTCCAAGAGAAGAGCCAACTCTTAATAAAATATTATCTGTTACCTGAACACCATCTTTATCCGCTTTAGAAAATGAAAGTTTGTCTCTTACAACACCATTAAAATAAGGTGCTTGTGTTAATGCTTTATAAAGCTCTGCACCAACCTGAGAAAGCGCAGTACTGTTATCTTTTGAAAGAATTGCAAATACTAAGTTACCTGTTGCTTTACCTGAGAGCATTTTTGCTGGGTTAATCATACATGTAAGTAAATATATTTCATAAGCGAGTGAGATAGCACTAATAGTACTCTTACCTGCACGAGTTGCTACTGACAG